GAAAAGGAGAAAAAAAATGGTAAATGTTAACTTCAACAAAGAGCGTTCGCTCGAATTATCACCACCCGATTATCCCAAAGGAGTTCGCTGGATCAAACGTATCATAATCAAGCGTGATTCTAATGATTGGTCAGTGAGATATCAGCCTAAGGCGGGTATATACGACAAGAAGAATGTCGCAAAGTTGCGTCTTTCTTATGGTGAACATGGTTTTCTCTATGATGAACCTGTACAGGTTGTTACACCATCCACTACCTCAGACAAGGAGTTTGAAGGTATCGGTGGTTTTCAGCGCAACTCAGCACAAGAGCTTCTAGAGTGGGAGTTCACTATTGTTGATGTTGTTGAGTTTGACTCAGCACTTGAACGCCGCATCTTTGCTTTTGAGACTAACCATATCTTTGCGCCACGTGTTGGTAACACAAAGATTGATATCATATATGGTGTCAAAGAAGCAATCAAGGCTGATCCTTTTGAACTTGATCAGACAGATGATAATGCAGTGAAGTCTTTTATCAATCGTGCAGCTGCAGACCTTTCTGAATCTGAACGCAATTCTATCTTTAAGACTGTTCGTAAGGAATTTGGTAAGTTTGCCAACTTAAAGCCCCTTGATGGTAGTCTTGCTAACAAACTTGCGAAGAATTTAGGTTTGCAGTTTGCTGGAGTAAAGAACAAGGACGCAGATGGTATCGCATATGTCAAGGAGCATGGTGATTCAAAGACATTGTACTATGATGGTCTGAAGATGTCATTAAAGCATTTCGGTAAGAATGTAACTGTATATGGTTACGTTGCTGATCCTACTCCTAATAAACTTGCTGGTGATCGTGCTGAATGGCTAGAGAAGTTCAACAACTTAGTTGATTTCCATTATCTGGTCGTATCACAGGCATCAGGTGATGATATTGCAACCACTCGTTTGTCTGCATGGTGTCCATTTGTATTTGGTGGATTTCTACCACAGGATATCACTCCAATTGGATCAGATAACACTCCAAAGGAAGCAGGTCTTGTTGACGAAAATGGTCGTGCATTTAATGTCGTTGATTTGAAGAAGGTTGCATGATAATAATGATAGGTGGAGTTCCCTGTTCGGGGAAATCCTCTTTAACAAGAAACATTCTTAGTGAATTGGGTTCGGGCGAAATGCTCGAGCCCATGAAGCTATTTCCATGTGAGAAACGTGGATATGTTCTTATTATTGGTCGTTATCCAGAGGGTGAGACTTTCGGTGGCACTGATCGTATATCATATGGTGCCATCTCTAAGTTTCGTGATTTTATAGACCAAGAGGCACCCAAACATAAACACATATTCCTAGAGGGTGATCGTTTCTTTAGGGCAAAAGATATTGAGTGGTTACTTGACAATCATGAAGCAAAGGTGTATATTCTCACTGTCAGCCTAGAAGAAGAAAAACGCAGGCACACAGAAAGACAGGATAGCCAAACTGAGAAGTGGTTACAGGGGCGTAGGAGTCAGATAAGTAATATACAAACGAATTTTGAATTGATGGGTAGAATTGAAATCCAACAAAATGACAGTATAGAAGCTAGCAAAAATATACAGAAAGAAATTTTAAAATGGATAATTTGATTAGAATGTATGATAATGTCGTTGATGATGATTACTGCGACTATCTTGTAAAACGATTTGAAAATTCTCCAGATCAGTGGGATGTGCAGTCTTCTAGTTCATATGATTTCACACAGATTGATATGGGCAAACATCAGAAGTCTTGGCAAAAAGAATTTGGTGAATTACTCAATCACCTCTTTGGCTGTGTTAGGAAATACAAAGAAGACGTTAATCCTATGTGGCCTGATAAACATGGGTTTGAGTCTCCTAGAATTAAACGTTATCTTCCTAATGGAACTGATGAGTTTAGACGGCACGTTGATGTAAATTCATATGATCATGCAAAGAGATTTTTGGTATTCTTTCTATATCTAGTGGATGTGAAAGAAGGTGGTGAAACGGTAGTTATGCCAAAAGGATGTGAACCAGTTGTATCGCCTTGTAAAAAAGGTTCCTTGATTGCATTCCCCCCAATGTGGACTCACCCACATATGGGTAAGGCTCCTATTGCTGTCCCAAAATACATAGTCGGTTCATACCTTCATTATGCGTAAAAAACTACTTGCATCTGGTTGTAGTTTCACAGATAATTGGTGGACGGAGAAACATGATATTCCTGTCTGGCCAGAGAATCTTGCTGAAAATCTTGAGATGCCTTGTATAAATTTAGGCAAACGTGGGTTGGGAAATGATTACATACTAAACTCTGTTGTAGACAAGCTTATTACTCATAGAGATCAGATTGGTTTGGTTGTTGTTATGTGGTCAAACTTCACTAGAATTGATTTTGAAGTTGAAGAGGATGCAGATATATATTCTGGATTGCCGTGGACTTCTGTTATGAATTCCTCAAAAACACCACAGGAAAATGTGAGAGCTCCTCTATCTTCGTTCATGAAAGATAACAATATCAATGGAACGATGATATACAGAAAACCCTTTGAAATTAAACATTTGGTGAAAAAGTCACTAAGAACGTTCTATATGTTTCAAGAACTGATGTTGAGTATGAAGATGCCATATATTCAGTTGGTAGGAACACAGCCCCTTCCCCCTTCGATATACACCGCCGCATCAGGATTTTTGATTAATAGTCCATATATGGATAAGATTGATAAGTCAAAATTCTTGGGCTTTCCAATATTCAAACCCATTGGTGGTTGGTGCGTTGACGATATTTTAGATAATTTTGATAATGTTAGGATTAGTGAAAAAGATTATCACCCAAATCGCCGAGGACATGAGATAATTACCGAAAAGTTGTTGACAACAATCTATAGAAACTCTGTTGAGTAATAATATTGAAAAAAGGTGTTGACAAATAGATATTACTATGTTATACTCTGTTATAATACGAATTTAAGTGACGGGAACCTATTCCTATATCGACACTTAATGAGTTTGGTAGTTCTCTTTATAGGATTAAAAACTACTATTTTAAAGGTTGGAATACTTTCAACCTATTTGTAATGTTAAGGAAAACATTTAAATGACTACTACTACCACTACCCAGGCCGCCAAGGTCGAAGCCGCACTTGTTAATGGTGCATCACTAACCGCTAAACAGATTACATCACGTTATGGTGTTAAGAATGTTCGTTCCGTGATTAGTAAACTACGTTCAGAAGGTCTTACGATCTATTTGAACAAGCGTGTATCGTCTTTTGACGGTGAGACATATATGAAGTATATGATTGGTACACCGACACGAGCAGTTGTTGCTGCTGGTTATGCAGCACTACGCTCAGCGTAATGTTTAATGTGTGGTGACATAATACACCCGTGGGGGGTCATGGTTAATCCCCCAACTTTTACAAATTATAATAGGAATATATAAGATGAGTACTGCTAAAACATTTTCTTTAGAAATTGAAAATATTGCTAAAGAAAAAAGAATCTCTCATATGGAAGCTGTTCTTTGGTACTGTACTAAAGAAGGTATTGAACCAGATACCGTGGGTTCTCTTATCTCTAAAAGTCTTAAAGAGAAGATTGAAGCAAATGCTAGAGATTTAAACTTTCTTCCTAGACAAGCTCAACTCCCAGTGTAATGTACACCATTTATACACAAAAAAATTGCATGTACTGTAATAAGTCAAAAGATTTAATGAAAGAATATAATTATGATTTCATTGAAATATCTCTTGATTATGATAGCAATGCAAAAGGTTTGATGAAAGAACTTGGTCATAAAACTGTACCACAAATATACGATGAAGGAAATATTCATATTGGTGGATATACAGACCTTCTAGAAACTTTTAAAAGCAGATATTCAAATATAAATGATTAAAGGTTTTTTACAGGGAATCATAGTATTAATACCCACGTATATTACAGCGTATTTTACTGATAAAATGATTTACGTTATTCCAATGTTGGCTGCAGCAAGTTTCATTGCTGCTAGTATTGGAAGTAAAAAACTAACACGAAGAGTAGATGAAGAAGCGTACAAAGATGATGGAACCAATTGACGTTTATATAATGTATTGTGCAATGAAGGCTCATTTTAGTAAGACAGATTATGACTTTATTAAGTATGGTGGTAAGACTAAAGTTTCTAGAGATTCTTTCTACAAACGTAAAGACAGACATTTCTTTGTTAAACTATCAAGAAAATATAAAACTAAAATAGAAATTACAAACTATTATGTATCTAACTTTATTAAAGATAAAAAGGGATACATTGCTAACTTTAATGATGAAAACTATAAATTGTGGTTACTTAAAAAAACTAGTTTCTTCGAACATTTTGAAAAAGAGATGCAGCCATTCATTAAAGATTTTGAACCTATATTTCAAGTTAAGGATAACAATCATCCTAAATTATTAAAAGAGTTTTTAGGTAGTAGATTGTCATTAGAAACTATGATAATACTAGATGAGCTAGTAGGATACGGTCAAAGGTGGGATAAACAATTAAAGGATGATATTGTATGGATTGATTTAAAAAAATTGATGAAAAATTACAAAGGGTTCTTGACAATTAACAAGAACAGGTATAGAATGAAACTACTGAAACTTATTGAGGAGTCTAATTAAATGGACGTTACAGTACACTTGGATGGTAATCCTACTATCCGTGAAGAAGGTTTTTTTGAATCTAAAGTTAATAATCTTAATGATAGGATTAAATCTTTAGAGTTTGAAAATGCTAATTTGGATAAAAAGAACGGTGAGCTTAGTGAAAGAGTTGCAAAACTTGCTAGTCGTTTTAATAACCAAAAAGGTTTTCAACCAAAAAGGAATGATCGCTTTAAACGCGATTAAATGGTATGCCGGTGTAGCTCAACGGTAGAGCAATTGCTTTGTAAGCAATAGGTTGTGAGTTCGATTCTTACCACCGGCACCATTAATATGAAAGAGAAAATTATGAAAAATGAAGATAAACTATTAAGGCGAGTAACAGTTGAGTACTATGAATATATTGATGGTGGAGAAGAAAATACACCAGAGACAATTCGTGTGATCAAAAAGAAAACCAAGACAGAAAACTTTTCTACTGGTTCAAGTAAAGGTGATCCTATCGTAACATATATATCAGAGATTTTCTAGTATGGAAGTTAAGTTTGTAGATAAGATGGGGAGTGATCTTTCTGTAGTTAATGCTGCAAGAGTATCATTCTCAAAAACATCTGAATGGGATTCTATTCCAGAGGGTGGTAAGATAGAGGGTTTCTTATCTCATCCAGACGAAAAGTTGATTAATTATCTTGCGAAACATAATCATTGGAGTCCTTTTGGCCATGCATCAATGCAAATCCATGTTAAGGCTCCAGTGTTTGTTGCAAGACAATTAGTTAAACATCAAGTTGGTTTAGTTTGGAATGAAGTATCTAGACGTTATGTTGATAATGAACCTGAGTTCTACGAACCTACAGAATGGCGACTTGCAGCTGTAAATAAGAAACAAGGTTCTTCTAATGAAACTGTAGAATACGATGTAAATTCTGCATATGAATTATGTAAAGAAACATATAATAATATGTTAGAAGCAGGGATTGCACCAGAGATGGCCAGAATGGTCTTACCACAGTCTATGTATACTGAATGGTACTGGAGTGGAACACTTATGGCATTTGCTCGTGTATGCAATCTACGATGTAAACCAGATACACAACTTGAAACTCAAATGATTGCAAATGAAATTGATAAGATAGGAAAAGAATTATTTCCTTATTCATGGGAAGCTTTAAGAAATGGATAAGGTCTTAGTCATAGGTAATGGCGAATCAAGATCGTGGTATAAACCAAAAGTATTAAATGATGTTGTCACTTGGGGCTGCAATGCAATCTACCGTGATGGTGATGTTGATAATCTTGTTTCCATAGATTATGGTATGCAACAGGAAATTTATGATTCTAAATACCAAGATAGTCATACTTGTTGGTTTGCAGATTGGTCTATAATACCATCAGAAGTTGCAGAGATGACACTTATGGGATTTGAGGGCCCTGCATTTATTCATCGTAGTAAAAATAAAACTAGTAATTGTGTAGTGCAAGGAAAAGACCCAGCGACTATACAAGAAAAAATTGAAGAGGCCAAACTACTAAATGCAAATATAGATATGAAAGATATTGAAAAGAAATTTTCAAAAGATGTAGGTATCTGGATTACATATGTTGATGATAACGATCCTGTTAAGAACATAGACTATCCTAGAGGTTGGTCAGCAGGAACTACTGCACTACATCTGGCTTGTCAACAAGGTGCAAAAGAAGTTTATATGTTAGGGTTTGATTTATCTTCTCAGAACGAATCTTTGAATAACATATATAAAGGAACTAGTTACTATTTACCAGCAGATGCAAGGGGGTTCAATCCACAAAATTGGGTGAATCAGTTGTTGGCTGTTTTTAGAGAGTTTAAAGATACTCAATTTTATTGGGTTGAACCTAAACACAATATTGGAAGTTCTACTGATAATATTGATATAAGGTACTTGACAAAAGCAGAACTTTGTGATACATTAAGTATACAATAATAAATCGCATATATTCACATAAGGAGAAATACATATGTCACTACAAGCACTAAAAAAGTCCAATTCTTTGGACAAACTACTGGGTGCAGTTCAAACTGAAAACGCCCCCCTAGAAAAGAAGTCCTATACAGATGAACGTCTGTGGAAACCAGTG